CGGAATATGCCAACGAAATTATGGAAGGTGAGATATTTCCAGCGATTACGGTTTTTAACGATGGAGCGTCAATTTGGTTAGCAGAAGGATTCCATCGGTACTTTGCCCACCAGAAGGCAATGGTGGACTCCATAGAAGCCGATGTAAAGATAGGTACTGTGAGAGATGCCATATTGTTTGCCGTAGGCTCTAACGCCACTCACGGGCTTCGCAGAACCAATGCGGACAAGACCAAAGCCATTACAATACTATTGAAAGACCCTGAATGGTCGGATTGGTCGGATAGGGAAATAGCTCGGCAGACCCAAGCCTCCAACCATTTAGTCGCCAAGATTCGTAAAGATTTAAGTGGGAATTCTCCCACCTCAAAAAGAAAACCTATATTAACCAAAGACATACCAGAGCCAACAAGTGAAATTGTGACACAGGTTTTGGCTGTGAATGATTTGGACAAAGAAACAATTGAAACCTTGCTCGAAGAAAATGACCGCCTAAAGTCACAGATCGCCATAGGTTTAATGCCCACAAACGATGAAGAAAAGCATTTGGCAGCGGCTTATGTTGACCAGTTGAGAGCCGAAATCAAATCTCTTAAAGCAGAGAACCGCGCTTTGAAAGAATCTCGTAACAGCTTCCAGACGGCTAACGCTGAATTGAAGAATCAAATCAAATACTTACAATCTCAATTAAGAAAGCTAGAGAAAGCGGTATGATAGAACTAAGACCAAGGCAGGTAGAATGTCTGGCAGAGTTACGTCAAAATTTTGCCAAAGGTATTCGTACCCAGATGCTATACGCTCCCACAGGCGCAGGAAAAACTGAGGTTGCCATAGCCATGATGGAAGCGTCCCACGCCAAAGGGAAACGATCTGCCATGCTCTTAGACCGTATAGTCTTATGTAACCAGACCTCCGAGCGGCTAGACAGGTATTCTATCCCGCATGGCGTATTGCAGTCGGGTCATTGGCGGCACAGACCTGACGAGAGGATACAGGTCTGTTCAGCGCAAACCATTGAAAAGAGAGATTCTTTTCCACAGTTAGACCTTTTAATTGTTGACGAGGCTCATTGTACGAGAAAGCAAACCGCTGCATTTATAGCTAACCGTCCTGATGTAAAAGTTGTGGGTCTTAGTGCTTCCCCGTTCACCAAAGGACTGGGTAATATCTACGAATCAATTGTTTCAACAATGACCACCGAGAATTTGGTGGATGAAAAATGGCTGTCCCCGCTCAAAGTATTTGTAGCGCAAGAAATAGACATGACGGGGGCTAAAAAGATTGCCGGAGAATGGAGCGAAAAAGATGTTACAGAAAGAGGAGTCAGAATATCGGGTGACATTGTGGCTGAATGGGTCAAGAAAACTCACGATATATATGGAGAGCCAAGAAAAACTATTGTGTTTTGTGCAGGAGTTGCCCACGGAGAAGATTTGTCAAATCGTTTCCGTGAAGCCGGATATAACTTTGTCAGCATTAGTTACAGAGACGATGACGAATACAAAGCTGAAGTCATGCACGAATTCTCAAAACCTGACACAGATATTAACGGACTTATAGCCACTGATATTTTGACTAAAGGTTTTGACCAACCTGATGTAATGATTGGGATTTCAGCAAGACCATTCTCAAAATCGCTGTCTTCCCATGTTCAACAAATGGGGCGCATTATGCGCGTCCATGAAGGTAAAAAATATGGTACTTGGATATGCCATTCTGGTAATTATCTTCGTTTTCGTGACGCTTGGGATTCCATCTATACCGATGGCGTTCACCAACTAGACCAACATTCCGACAAAGCGCAGCGAGAGCTGACCGAACATGAGAAGAAAGACGCTCAATGCCCAAAATGTCATCACCTATGGCCTAAAGGGTCGGATACCTGCCCTAATTGCGGTCATGTCATGGTACGAAGAAATTCGGTAGTAGAGGTGAGTGCGGAGATATTAGAACTGGATATGATGAAGTCCGCACCAAAAGACACCAAGCAGTTATGGTATTCCCAACTGCTTTATTATGGCCGTTCCAAAGGCTATAAAGAAGGATGGTGCGCCAACAAATATAGGGAAAAGTTCGGGGTATGGCCTAGAGGATTGTCAGAAACAGCCATTCCACCTAGCCATGAGGTTTTGGGATTTATCACACATTCAGCAATAAAATGGGCAAGGAGGAGGGCAGCGTGATTGAGTTTATGAACTTTGCACAGCAACATGGGTTGATTATGTCTTATCTGACGATAGGTAAGTTAATCAGAACCCCTACCGAAGACCATCCCCAAAAACGAAACGGGGCTTATCTGTTTACAGGGTCGTTTGGGTGGGTAAAGAATTGGGCTACCATGACGGAACCTTCTTTATGGTTTGGTGATGGCAAGGAGGATAAGCGTGAAATACAGAAAGCAATTAGAAAGTCGCAGGATGACCGGAAAAAACGGCAGTTACTGGCGGTTCGCAAAGCGCATGAGATGTTGGCGGGTTCTCGTCTTGAACAACACGCCTACCTTGACGGAAAAGGGTTCAAGGAACTTGCTTACAATGTCTTACGAAAAGAAGCCGAACAGCCTTTACTTCTCGTCCCCATGTACGTTGGAAATGGTTTAGTTGGATGCCAGACCATCACCATAGACGGTGACAAAAGGTTTATTTATGGGCAACGCTGTTCGGAGGCGGTATTTTCTTTAGGCTCTGGGCGTGACACATGGCTTGTGGAGGGATTTGCCACAGGACTAAGCCTCCAAGTATGTCTAAAGGCTTTGCGCGTCCCTTATCGCATCCTAGTGTGTTTTAGCGCAGGGAACATGAAGAACATGGGTGGGAGAATTCCCACTTGCACCGTTATGGCAGACAATGACTCGTCCAATACAGGTAAAAAAGTAGCCGTAGAATCAGGTCATAAATGGCTTATGCCACCTGAAAAAGGTATGGATTTCAATGATTTATGGAAAGAAATGGGTACTTTTAAGGCTTCCCAATGGATTTATAAGGAACTTGCCAAAAACGCCCATGCTTGATATTATTCTTTCACCGGTTGGACTACCGAAGATGAGCCTAATGCTCAGGTCCAAAACCCCATCGTTATCCCCTTTCGATGGGGTTTTTCTTTTAGGGGTTGCATTATGAAACGTGTTTTGATATAGTTTTTTTAAGCCATAGGGATGGAATCCTATGGGGCATAAATAAGCGGGGGTTGAGGAAAGCTCAATCCGGTTTTAATAGTCTTATTTCTGTTAAAACTGTCCAGCCGCTCACTATGCTAATCATTCCTAGCCCCGAGCGGTGTAAGCCTCTTGGGGCTTTTTTATTATGCAATCGTATAGTGGGGTCCATAACCCAGACCTAGCGGATCAGTTGTCAGGATTGCCGCGATAAACGTGATTAACCGGCTCCCGAAAGGAGAACCACCCGGGGCAAGGCGATAGACGGTGAGAACACCCGATGAGCCTTACCATTCTAGATAAACCACACCTGATGGGAAATCCCCCAAATCCCCGGGGGTGAGGTTTTACGCCCTTCGGTTGCAGAAGTGGACTATTAACTTTACCTCAGTCAATTGGGTTTTTATCCATGGTAATAATTTGGAGATCGAGCAATGAATTTATATAGCCTCTGGTTTGGCACTGGCAAAACACTAGTGTACGGTTTACGGGAAGATTTTTACAAAGGGGTAGATAAATACTCAATAGATGCTCCGTTTTATATGCCATCTGGCGAAATGAAAAAAGGCTTACATGAAAAACTTATTTACTGTTCCGTGGTACGGAGAGAGGCGTAAATATATTAAGTCAACCCCCTTGACAAACTAATGGGAAAGAATAGAATGAACTCATGGAAAACAACGAGGAGTGCGAAAAATGTCAACAAAGAAGTTGGGAGCCACGGTCATCAATATACGACCTAAAGTGTCTGGAGTGCTGCATGAACTTATTGCTAACGGCACAAAAAGACCCAAGAATACAAGAGAGCCTGCTGAGAGCGATTTTATTATCCAAGATTTCCCCACCATGCCTAAGCAACAAGCTGAAAGAGATAGCTACAGGTGCTATCAATGGGGACAAATAATTTATGTGCCTCATTACACTAAATCGTGTTTTGTAGGACCCGGTTCTATTGAGTATGCGGAAACAGACCTTGTTGCCAGAGGATGTACCAGAATCAAACGACATCTGTGGGTAAGGTCTTTGATACCGCATAAACTTTAAGGAGGAATGTAATGGATTCTGTAACACATGATCTAAACCGCTATCTAAAACAGATGGACGAAGAAGATCGTTTTGATGCCGCAATAGAGAACATGGTTACAGACCTTATAAAAGAAGGTTACACGCATGATGAAGCCGAACATCACGCTCGCGGAGTATTGCAAAACGAGTGCCAAAATTGTTTTGGTCGCGGGTGCAGAAAATGCGAACCACCTGATAGAGATGATGATTTATGGGAGGGTGTATGAATAATTGCTGCAACGGTAATTGCAATCAAGGGCGCGATTGTCCGCATCTAGGCGACCAGTTTGTTATGGTGCTGGCAGTTGTGTGTTTTGTAATCTTTGTGATTGGAATAGCGTTGGGGGGAATAAAATGAACAATCCATATGAAAAGAAAAAACGCATATTCACGCCCGAAGTTATTGCAGAGTTAGCTGCGGCTAACAAAGTAGCGCGTGAAAAGAAATACCCGTTTCTCAAAGATTATGTTCCGGCTCCAGTGTTTGTGGATAACCTGCGAAGGATGAAATGAAAGTACAAAACTTTAACCAAAGACGAGGAATATGATGAAGTTAGCCGTAGGGGATAGTCAGCGGGAGAAAACCCTTCGCTTATTACAGTTTTATGGGAGGGTGGATAATGTTATGGCAAAGAGCAAGGGAATTTCACGCCTACCTGTTCAAATTGAAAGACTAAGAAGGCAGGGGTATCGGATAGAGTTTGTATCCGACCCCTCTAGGTATTACAGGTTAATGCCCGTAGATTACTTTTAAAGACTGAATTGTCAGCATATTCTGAATCAATCAAAAAACAGTGGTTTCAGAATACATAATGGGAACGATCATACCCAAAATATCATGCGGACATTAAGCCGATTATTCTCCGCTAAAAGCTGCTCTGTTCGGTCAGTTCCGCTCCCATACCCCTAATGTCATCTGGCGATCCACCTACGGGTATCCCATACTGGTTGAGGGTGGCCCCAAGCGCCTCTGCCTCTTGATCTGTAACCCCATCACCCTTAATGTCATTACAGGCTACCAGCGCGTCTGCTTTGGCTTTGGAAGAACCTTTGCGATAAAGAGCTATGCAGGTTTCATGCACTTTGATTGAACAGAACGCCCAGCGCATATTTATGATCTGCGAAACGTCTTTGTTGCCCCCAATCCACACTTTAGTGCAGACCTCTTGCAGCCCTTCGTCAGGGATGGCTTTGCCGATGGTGTCAGCATATACGGCTGTGCCGTATGCCAAAATGAACATAAATAAGGTTAGTTTTTTCACGAATACGCCTTGGCTAAGAACTTAAGGCTGACCATCATAATGTCAAAAAGTCCGTTCTGGACTTCGTGCAAAACAATGATCTGCCTGCGGGTGGTGTTGCCTTGATAACCTAGATATTCTTCTTTATGGGTGTAGCAGATACCGCAAAAGATGGCGGTTTGTTGGGTTTTTTTATGAATAGCAACATCACAAACTTGGACATGACCCATCACGGCAGATGCTTGACGTTCTCTGAGTAAGGCTGCGGCAGAACTTACGGGTCTACCCATCACGCCCGAAGTAAAAAAATGGCAATAACTAACCCCATCTAGGGTGATGGGTTTTAAAAAATCGTGAACGTCCCATCCGTAGTCCTGAATTCCCATGTCGCCATAGTCCAACTTTCCAAGCAGCTCAGGGTTTTCATCCACAAAACGCACGATTCGGTGTTCATGGTTGCCCATCGTAAAGTCTTTTTTGGGCAAATACTTCTCTTTAGCAGTGCGGTTAAAATCGTCTAAGGGCTTCAACAGGCGTTCCATACCCCTACGCCCTGCCTTAATGTCGTCAACGTATCTACGACCCTCAAAAGCCAATTTGCCCCTATCGTAAGAGGATAGAGAGGGCATATCCCAATGATCGCCAATGTGAATAATGTTGTCTGGTTTTTTGTCTACAATGAAATTGCCGATATGTTCGAGATGGTCTAAATTGACGTTAGGCTTGCATTGAGTATCGGGAATGATTAGGTGCATCTTACCAAGCCTTTGTTTGGTATAAATGCGCTCTTTAATCTTCTTAAACGTCGGTTCAAGACCTAAAATTGTGGCGCGTGTTACACGACCTTCTAAAGTCTTGCGTGGGATTTTAATGCCCCCGTTTTTAATGGCTTTATGAGGTGATCCGTATTCCTCAACGAGGTTAAGAGCTTCTATTAGTTCTTCACGCGGAGTTGACATTTTTGCGCCTTTTTAATGTCATCACATCAATCGGGCAACCAGTTCCACTATCAAAATTGGACGCAATCTCAACCGCTTCTTGGGGTGATGCGCCTTTAGCCATAGCTCCCATCGCATACGCGCTACCAGAACCGATGGCAAAATATTTATTTTTAATGGAATACCAAGATGATGTGCGGGTATCAAAAAGGAGTAAACCAGCGTGGGAAAGTTGGATAGCTTCAATTTCAGCCTTTTTTCCTACTTTATCCCCGCCTTCTAATACAAAATTGTAGAGTTTTAGAATTAACCCTAAGTCTCCGGCAGCACCAATGATTGACCCTGACGGTAATTCTCTTAGTTTGTTAAGTTCAAAATGGGCATTGTCTGCATCACACCGAGAGTCGGCTGCAATCTGCTTATGGGCAAAAGACGCTGCTATCGTGGTCATTTAAAATCAGCCATTAGTAAACCAATGTTTGCAAAAGCGTATCCTGTGAAAATAATAGCCATGCTTGGTTTGCCCTCAAAAAATGAACTTAAAGCAATCCCTCCATAAATGAGGGTAACAATAACTAATAGCGTGTTACTCATCTTAGCTTTCTTTGGTGAATATCACGCTGAATAAAAGCTATAGCGGTTTCAAGATGTTTAATAGCTTTTGCATCAGTGTTGTTAGCTGCTTCCCATAAATTTCCTATAGCCGCGCTAATGTAAAGCGGATACCATTCTTGAGTTGGGGCGTAGTAAGTTGGGGCAATTACTTGAGCGCCATCGCCTTTCCTCCATGCGGGTTTTTCTTTTATGTGGCATTTTTTATCGCTCATTCCCCGCACCCTGCAAGCAAGATTGATAATACAATCCAGCTTTTCATTATCTTTAAATCAAACCGCTGAAGGCGTTGGCATCGTGCTTGTAGCGTTTTTGATTGCTACAATGCCATTGATTAACGGGGTAACAATAGGCGCAATTTGATTAACCGCAATCCCGATGTTTCCAGCAACATTACTAGCTTGCTCTAAAGCACCCACTACCATTTGCAACTTAGCAGCACCTTGCCCAGATTGAGGGAACATGGCTTCTGCTGAGGCTACCAGTTTTTCCAACATGGGCAATACGTTAATAATGAATGTCATAATTGCTAAAAATTCAGTCATTTTAATCTCCTAATATTTGCACTTAAAACCGGCAACCCACGGTGGGATACCGCCATTTTCTTTTGATAAAGCATCTTCAACTGCCTTTGTATCGTTACTATCAACACCGTCAGGAATCGCTAGACTTGCCCACGGTTTACATTGTGTGGTGCAAGCCGTCAAAACCAAAAATAATATACCCCATTTCACTTAAACCCTTGAACCATTTGGGGTAATTCTTCCACTTGGGGTTTGATGGCTTGTGTTACTGAATCAGATACCTTAGCCGCCGCTAGGTCTGGGATAATTCCCACCTTGTCAGAGGTCATAGCATTTACCAAGTGGCTCTTAACAGTCAGCAAACCGATGACCCCGCCTGCAATTTGAGCGGCAGTCGCAGAGTCAATCTTAAACTCCGGATATTTCATGGCTATGACGCTGCCAATACTTGTAATGAGAAGAATCAGGACATTGGTTAATTGGTCAATATTCTTCCATGTAGCCGGGTTAGCAACACTCCTGCCTTCTTGTAACAAGTCCCAAAATAATCCTAATTTACTAAACATTGCTTACCTCCGTATTGAACAAAGACTGTTCGGCTAATCTGCGATTCAAAAGCCCCTGGTTCTTAACCCCGTCACAATGACACCATAAAGGAAACTGCTCGCTTGCGCCTTTGTAGTCACCTTTATTCAAAATATCCAATAAGGTGCTGGTTTTTAAGGCATTTTGTCCTAAGTTGTAGCAAAAATCAACCAACGCATCAAATTGGTTCTGGTTCAAAGTAACGGTCACAAAATCATTTATTGCTTGCTCGTAAGGTTGAATAACCAATGTTAAATAATAATCGCCTTGTTGCTCGCTCATACTGGCATCGCCCATTTTCACTTGAACCCCATTAGGGTAATGGGTAAACCCGTACCCAATAGTGGGTATTCCAGCTTGGTCAAGATAAGCCCCCGATCTAAAACCCTCAAAGTTTTTGATTAAGTTAAAGCAGTTTTGAGACGCGATCATTTCAAACCCTCGCACCATTTAATCCAGTTAGACGCGATACCATTTTGGGCATCTTCTAATTTAACGGTTCCATCACAAACTCGTTTATGGGATAGGTTTTCGCATACGTCTTTGATGTGGGCGTTATTATTTCCGCAGAAACTCTGTAACCATAAGTTCTTAATGTCATTACTGCCGCCAATTTCAAGACTTACCAAATGGTCGATTTCAAAACCTTCCTTACACTTACTGCGGTCATCAACTTTCATGCCGTATTCTTTATAAACCGCTTTCTTCTCGGATTCAGGTACATTTCTCACTAGCTTGGTGGAAGTAGTACAAAGATCGTGCAGAGTGACGGTGCGCGTGTTTCCGGGTGTTAATTTGGGGTCAGGAAGCTCTCCTGCGTTGGCAATAGATACCATCACAGCTAGTAGGACTATAAAAGCAATTACCAGTAAAAGGTCTATATAAATGCCATGATTAAGATAGGTTCTCATTATCCTTTCCTATTTCTTTCATCCCACCGATCCGATTGATTGTCTATCCGAGCTAAAAGTTGGCTAAAGCCGTTTTCTATTTTGTCGTAAAGACGTTGCAAATCTTCCCTGTAATCATCTTTTCGCACATATTCTCCCGGTATTTCTTCGCGTAACTTAGCCAAGTCTTTCCGCAAGTCTTTAATTGCGTCCCATAGTTCCCGTGATACCCACCCAATGACTAACATGAGTAAACTTAAAGCGCCTTCCGCCAGATAATGCCAATCCATGATTAACTCCACGCGGCTTTTGGTTTTATGGGCCAGACAATATCTTCATCTGGAGGGTCTATTGCTATTCTTCTCAAACCTCTACGATAAGCAGAAAACTCAGCAAAGTTGCATAAAAATGGTGATATATTAACTTGTCTGATTGAAGGTAATTCTACCCAATCGGTTGCAGTCAAATGTTTAATAGCTTGCTGCTTGTTATATGCTGATTTGGCAAGGGCATCATAATCGGTCATGTTTTCTTTAACTCAGCTATTTCAGCGGTAAGTTCTTTTATAGCTCCGACAAGATAAGCAAACATATCATTCTGCCAGCCGATAGTCATTGTTTCATCAACTATAAATTCTGATTCTTCCGCAGTTGGTATGTGAGAAGTTACCGCAT